CTTTAAGCACTTCCAGCGTAAGGCTCTGACCCAGAAGATGGACGGCGACTTCGATACCGGTAACGTGCGCTACAAGGCGCAAGAGCGTTACTCGTTCGGCGTGTCTGATCCTCTGGCAATGTACGCGTCTCCGGGCGCATAACAGCTCGCCCGCGGCGGTCCCTCCCTGCTGCTGCGGGCCAGGGAGGTAGGCAATTTCTTCTCCGTTAGCCTACCTCCCACCCCTTACCTTCGAGGATACTGACATGGCTCAGACTAATTTTTCAGGCCCTGTGGCCTCTGCCGGGGGCTTCATGCCCGGCGCCTCATCCGTAGTAGCGCATACCGCCGCTACCCTGTCCGTCACTGAGGCCGCACACAGCGGCCGTTTGGTTACAGTAGCCAAGGCAGACGGCACGACTATCACCCTTCCCGCGGCTACCGGCACAGGCGCTGAATACACGTTTATTGTCACTACAGCGATCACCAGCAACGCTTTGGTCGTTCAGGTCGCCAGCGCTTCTGACGTTATGGTCGGCGCAGCGGCTGCAATTGGACTCAGCACTGAAGCAGACGAGTCTGCGGCGTTTGTAACCGCAGCTGACTCAGACACTATCACCATGAACGGCACGACTACCGGCGGCTTGATCGGCACTAAGATCGTGCTCCGCGACATCGCATCTGGCTCTTGGGTAGTTGAGGTGTTGAGCGTAGGCTCGGGCACCCTGGCTACTCCGTTCTCTGCTGCCGTATAAGGTCCAGGTAGATGAATGACATCCACGCTAAGCGGGTTACAGCGACGGGAGCGGTCCACGCGGGCCGCGCCCGCCTTCGCGGCCTCTGGGTCAAATCGGCCACGGCCGTGGGCACAATCACTTTCACTGACGGGTCGGGCGGCGCTACGTTGTACTCAATCGACACCGCGGTGTCGGACAACACCGAAGAGGCCGCGCTCCCCGGCCGAGGCATCCTGTTTGAGACAGGCCTTTACCTCTCTGCCCTACCGACCGGAACCATCGTTACGGCCTACTACGAATAAAAGGAGGCCAGGATGGCTGAGAAACGCGAAGATTGGCATCTATCCAAGAGCGTCCCAGTCACGATCATCGCGGTTATGGTCGTGCAGTTTGCCGGAGCCATTTGGTTCTTTTCGACCTTGGACAGTAACGTAGCGTCGAATAACCGACGTATCGCGTCGCTCGAATCCGAGGTCTCTGATATTCGGGCCACGGCCCAGACCCAAGCCGTCCAGCTTGGGCGCATTGAATCTAGCTTAGAAGCCATGAGGGAGACCCTAGGGCGAATAAGCGCTCTCTTGGAGCGGAACTATGCCGGCAAGTAAAGACCCTCGCCTAGCGCGGGCGGGCGTATCGGGGTATAACAAACCCAAGCGCACTCCCAACCACCCGAAGAAGTCGCATATCGTCGTCGCAAAAGAAGGCGACAAGGTGAAGACAATTCGGTTCGGGGACCAGAACATGTCCATCAAGAAAGACCAGCCAGCGCGCAAGAAGAGCTACTGCGCGCGAAGCGGCGGAATTAAAGGTACTGACAGTAAGTTAACCGCGAATTACTGGTCTCGTAAAGCGTGGGACTGTCGGGGTAAGAAGTAGCGATGCGGGCGATTGTGGACCCCCGGATCACAAGAAATGCTAGCGGGTTTCTGTTCTCCTGCGTAGGGTGCGGAGAGCCGCGGGTCGTAGCCAATAAGGTAACGGCGCGTATCGCATTGCGTCGGGGCACGTGCCGTAGCTGCGCGGCAGATTACCGAACCGTTAGGGATCGTAGTAGTGATACCGCACTTGGCGTGTATCAAAACGCGGAGGGGAGATGGTGCTCTACCTGCACAGGATGCGGCGTTGAGCAGTCGTACACGCGCAAGGACCACGCCAGGAGCTCCGCGAGGGCGAATTGGTTATGTAGGACATGCGCAAATTTTACCAACACCGCCGCCAGTACGCCGCGGATTGACGGGTTTAAGGTCGGTGATTTCGACGTGTTCGCTAAGCAGGCTGCAGATAGAGGCCGGCGCTTCGATTTGCGCATCGAAGACCTAGTGCGGACGTGGGAGGACCAACGGGGGCTATGCGCATTGTCTGGCGTGGCATTAGACAAATATCCGCGCACCTGGTCGCTCGATCGCATAGATAACAACGTGGGGTACACGAAAGACAACGTGCATCTCGTACACAAGCGGGTTAATATGGCCCGCGGATCCCTGAGCATATCGGACTTTGTATCCCTGTGCCAGGCAGTATCGCATTTCAATTCTGCCCCTAGCGGGCTAGAGAACGAAGGTAGTAGAACGCGGTGGCAGTAGTCGTTCCAAACATGGCGGAGATATTTGAGGAAGCATACGAGCGCGCTGGGCTCGAGATGCAGACCGGCTATGACTTGAAGACCGCAACTCGTAGCCTTAACCTCATGCTACTCGAGTGGCAGAACCGCGGGTATAACCTCTTCATGGTCGACAGCGGCACGCTAGCACTTTCTGCTAGCACCGCGTCTTACGATATGCCCGTCGATACCATAGACGTAATAGAGCATCAAATCCGCACCGGCACCGGCACATCCCAGGTAGATTACGCCCTGACCCGCATCAGTGGGTCCGAGTACGCCGCGCAGTCGGTTAAGAACACCACCGGGCGCCCCAGCCAGATTTATGTAGACCGTGCGTCGGACGGGGTACACATCACGCTCTGGCCAGTCCCTGACCAGGCCTACACTCTATACTACCAGCGCATGAAGGGCCTCGACGGCCTGGCGTCTGGCATCGGCACTACGGCGGGTATCCCGCCGCGCTTTGTCCCTGCGCTCGTCGCGGGCTTGGCGTATCGCATCGCCGTTAAGAAGGCAGAGGCAGCCGATCGGGTTATGGGGCTCAAAGCCGAGTATGAAGAGCAGTTCGCTCTGGCGGCGTCTGAGGACGAGTCCCGCGCCTCATTCCATGTAACCCCGGATATGCGGGGGTACCGATGAAATACGCGGCCGGCAAGCGCGCCTGGGGTATCTGCGATCGGTCTGGGCTACGTTATCCGCTCAAAGACCTCGTGCCCCAGTATCGCAACGGAGTTAGGACTGGACTACTTGTCGGCCGCGATCAGGTGGATGAGGATCATCCGCAAAACTTTATTGGCCGTGCTCGCACCGACGACGCACAAGCGCTGAAAAACCCACGCCCTGAAACAACTAACGGCCGCGGCTATGTTGGTTGGGATCCGATTGGCCACCCGTTGGTTCGTCTTAGAGCGCAGATGGGCTCTGTGTCGGTGGAGATTAGCTAAATGAACTACGGCGAGCTTAAGCAAGCGATCCAAGACTATCTGGAGACCTCGGAGACCACATTCGTCTCTCAGATCCCGACGTTCGTCAAAGCTGCGGAGCAGCGTATCGTTCGAACCATTCAGATCCCCGAGCTGCGCAAGAACTCGACTAATACGCTGACGACCGGATCGCAGTACTTGAAGCGCCCGGTTGACTTCATCTCGGTCTATTCAATGTCTATCGCGGACAGCAGCGGGCAGCATACGTTCTTGATGGACAAAGACGTCAACTTTATTCGCGCCGCATATCCCACAGTATCTGCCACTGGACTACCCCTGTACTACGCGCAGTTTGATGGATCACGTGATACTGACCGAGGCACCTTCATGCTCGGCCCTACGCCGGACGCGGATTACGTCGTGGAGCTGCATTTCTACTATGATCCGCCGAGCCTCGTGGGGGCTGACTCAAATACTTCGTGGCTAGGCACTAATGCTGAAACCGCACTGCTCAACGGCGCGCTAGTAGAAGCATACTCGTTCTTAAAGGGTGACGCGGATATGTTGGCCGTGTATACTTCGCAGTACAAGGAAGCGCTCGCTTTGCTTGGCGCGGTTCAAGCGCGGTCACGCCGCGATGAGTATAGGGATGGTAAGTTATGATGGGTATGGCAGGGGGCACCCAGATGGGTAGCGCGAAAGTCTATTCGGTGGACGGACGCGGGTTCACCCCGGACGAGTTGCTGGAGCAGTACATGGATAAGCTGCTCCACATTTCAGATAACGCCGCTCCGCACGTGCGCGAGCAGGCACACGCATTCAAGCGGCAGATCGCCGCCTTGATGTTAAACTACGGCAAGGCTGTGGAACGCAACCACGCGACCACCATTGCCACTAAACTCGAGAGTGCTGGTCACTCCGACATGGCCAGATACGTAAGGAGTATGTGATATGGCTTTTTCTGGAACGGATAACTACATTTGCACACCGTTTAAGCTCGGGTTGCTGTCTGGAACGCATAATTTTGCCTCTGGCGGCCATACGTTCAGGATGGCGTTGTACGACAACACTGCTGCCCCCGCCGCGACTACTACGGTGTACCCAGGAGCTGGTGTGGGCGGCGAGCTGGCCGCTACGGGCAATTATACCCAAGGCGGAGAAGAGTTGAGCACTAACGCGGCGACGACTTCTGGCACTACGGCGTACGCGGATTGGACAACTGACCCGTATTGGAGTACAGCTACCTTTACCGCTTACGGCGCGCTGATCTATAATGACACCCACGCATCTGATGAGGCGGTAATGTGGATTGATTTCGCTGGGGCCAAGTCCGTTAGCAATGGCACCTTTACAGTGACTATGCCTACTGCGGACGCGTCCAACGCTATCTTGCGCTTGGCGTAACTGCTATGCCGTACGACAAGTATAGCGCCAAACAGAAGCGGCTGGCGGCGGTAGCGCCGCCCCGCAAGAAGATCACCCAGGCTGACGTGGACAAGGCCAAGCGCCTCCGCGTGGCTAAGGCTAGGAAGAAGTAAGAGCTATGGCCATTGCTACTGGTAACCGTATAAAGGTCGCTACGGCGACAACAGGTACAGGCACCATCACGCTTGGTTCCGCTGAGTCAGGCTACCAGTTGTTCGCGGACGGCGGGATTAGCGATGGAGACATCGTTTCCTATGTTATTGAAGAAGGCGCAAACTGGGAAATCGGCACCGGGGTCTACACGGATACCGGGACTACGCTAACCCGAGTAGTAACTGAAAGCTCGAGCGCCGGGTCTCCGCTTAACTTGACCGGCTCTGCGGTAGTGTACGTGTCTGCTACGGCCTACGACGTCCTGACGGCGGGTAACAATATCCCGGTAAAAAACACCAGCGGCGTTACGATCTATAAAGGCCAGCCGGTCTATGCTACTGGCGCCGTTGGCGCCTCTGGAAAGATCACGGTAGCTAAGTTCATCGCCGCGGATGAAGCAGACGGCAGTTTCGTTGACGAGCTCTATCTCATAGGCCTTGCAGATAGAACACTTGCTAATAACGGCGAGGGGTACGCTGTCGCCTTCGGCGAACTGTTCGGTATGCGCACCGATGGCGGGGATACTAACCTGTCCGCCACAGAGACTTGGGTCGACGGCGATATTCTCTATGCGTCTGCCACCACGGCGGGTCACTTGACCAAAACTGCCCCCACGGCCCCAGACCAGGTTATCCCCGTCGCTATGGTCGTGAACTCCAATAGCGGCACAAGCGGGATTTTGATGTCCCGTCCCTCTCCAGGCATGCACCTGGGGGAACTGCACGGTGTTTTGCTATCGTCCGCGGCCGATGGGGAGGTGCTTAAGTACGACGGAAGTAATTGGGTCAACAATACTCTTGTAGAGGCGGGCATCCAGTCCCTGGACGCAGACTTAACCGCTATTGCAGCGTTGAACAGCTCAGACGGCAACTTTATCGTAGGCAATGGCTCAACTTGGGTAGCGGAGAGCGGCGCCACGGCTCGTACAAGCCTTGGGCTCGGTAGCATGGCTACCCAAGCGGCGAACTCTGTGGCAATCACGGGCGGAGCTATCTCCGGCATAACCGACCTGGCCGTGGCTGACGGCGGGACAGGGGCAAGCACTGCCGCGGATGCGCGCACGAACCTCGGGCTTGGGAGTATCGCGATTCTGGCCGCCCCCGCCGGCACGGTGGTCGGCACGACTGATACGCAGACGCTAACCAACAAATCGTTCGGCGATGCAGTTCAAGGTAGCACGCAGACGGCCACATTCACTTCGGACCAAGCGCTGGACTACAGCACTTACCAGAATTTTGTAATCACCCTCGGAGCAAACATAACCCTA